GATACTGAAGGACACGAACTACCTGTACTTAAAGGTGCAAAAGAAACTATACTAAGAAACAATCCTATTTTATACTTTGAGTGTTACCATAAAATAATGGATTTACAAGATTATAACCAGAAAGATATATATGACTATATAACTGGATTAGATTATAATATAACAAATATTGTAACAAAAAATGTGTTAAGTTATGAGGAGTTTAATGAACAGACTTTTTCAGATAAGACGACATTACACAACTTTATAGCGAGGAAAAAATGAAAAATGTAAAAGGTTGGTGGTTGCCTGAATGGGATAATCACTTTGAAAAAATGATGTTGCCTGTAGGTAATGATTGGGCTTATCAACAAGAATCCAGAGATTATGCTTTATCTTTTGTTAAGAATTGGAACATTGCATTAGATATTGGTAGTAATGTAGGTTTCTGGTCAAAAGAACTTTGTGATAAATTTAATACAGTATGGGCATTTGAACCACATCCAGAAAACATTGATTGTTACAGAAAGAATTTAGAAACATACAGTAATTATCATTTAGAAGAAATAGCTCTATCAGACCACCAAGAACAAGACGCTGTGTTATGGCAAAGTCCAGATGAAAGTGGTAATGTCAGTTTAATTGCTCACGGTGTAGAAAATGGCAATTCAATTAGAAAATTAACAGACCATTCTAAACTAAAAAAACTAACTACAGATGTTAAAATGTTAGATGATTATATTGGTGAGTTTGAAGGCAAGAATATTGACTTTATCAAAGTAGATTGCCAAGAACATGAAAAAGAAATTACACAAGGTGGTTTGAACTTAATTAAAAACCATAACGCTGTTGTATGTTTAGAGTTGCCTTTAAGAGATAGAATTGAAAGAGCATACCATGATGAAGTTGTGAAGATGTTAAACTCAATTGGTTACCATAGAAGAGGTAACAAAAGAAAAGAAACTATATTTACAAGATGAACATAGGTGTAGTTACAACATTAAATAAGAAACTATACAATCAGTATGGTCATAAGTTTTTTGAAACTTATAATTGGCCATTTGATTTACAGGTATATAGTGAAGACTTATTAGATATACCACATCAAAATATAATTGTTAGAAGTACCTTTGATGAAATACCAGAGTGTGAGGAGTTTGTAAACCGAAATAAACAAAGAGAAGTGCCTGATACACCTGAGGGATTTTTACTAGACGCAGTTAGGTTTTGTTATAAAGTTTATGCATATACAGATATGATAATTAATAATGAAGATTATGATGGTTTAATTTGTATAGACGCAGATAGTGTATTTTATAAACCAATTGATGTAGAGTGGGTAAAAGAACATCTACACAGAAATGATACAATGATGTGCTACCTAGGTAGAGGTAATCATTATAGTGAATGTGGTTTCTTATACTTTAATATGAAACACAAATCTACTAAAGCATACGCTAGAGAAATGAAAAGAATGTATGATAGTGACGAAATTTATCAATTGCCTGAAGTACATGATAGTTATATTTGGGACCATGTAAGAAAGGCATTTGAGTCTAACTCTGTTAAGAACCATAATATTGGTGACGGCAAAGTTGGACATGTACAAGCTAGGTCAATATTAGGTCCTATTTACGACCACATCAAAGGACCTAAACGAAAAAAATTAATGCGAAGTCCAGAAGCGAGGGTAAAATGATTAACATTTTTATTGGATATGATAACAAAGAAAGAGTGGCTTATAATGTATTATCACATAGTATAATTCAAAATAGTACAAAGCCTGTAGCAATTACACCAATTGCATTAAACAATTTAAAAGATGATTTTGTCAGAGAAAGAAATAGTTTATCTAGCACAGAGTTTTCATTTAGTAGGTTTATGATACCTCACCTTATGAATTATCAAGGTTGGGCATTGTTTATGGATTGTGATATGTTAATGTTTGAAGATATTGCTGAGTTATGGAGAATGAGAGATGATAGTAAAGCAATTCAAGTTTGTAAGCACGATTACACACCAAAAGAAAAAACAAAGTTTTTAGGTCAACCTCAAACAGCATATCCCAAAAAGAACTGGTCAAGTTTTATGTTGATGAATTGTAAGAAGTGTACTACATTGACACCAGATTATGTAAACAAAGCAAGTGGTTTAGAACTTCATCAATTTAAGTGGTTGGAAGGAGACCACCTTATCGGAGACTTGCCTTTAGAGTGGAATTGGTTAGTAGGTGAGTATGAATTTAAAGATGATGTAAAAAATGTACATTATACAAAAGGTGGACCTTGGTTTGAAGACTATAAAGAATGTGATTATGCAAGTGATTGGTTTATAAATTATGAAGAATGTCAAGGTTGAGGGCTTTAAAACAAATACTGGTATAAAAGACAAAATATTAGAATCTTTCTGTGATTTTACACATGAAAATACCAGAACAAATATACCACAATTTGAGTTAGGTGATTGGCCAACTTTTAATAAACAAAAGTGGACTGAAAATTCTGTTGCAGTTGTCGGTACTTTGAGAGGTACAGAGACAATTATATGGGAAAGTCAAAGGCGAGGTCACAACTTTTACTATATGGACCACGCTTACTTTCATGCAACTAGATATTATCAAGGTGATATTCAATATAGAATTATTAAATCACAAATGCAACTTAATCATTTAGTTGACTTAGATGAAGAAGATTACAAAAGAATAGATAGATATAAACCAATCACAACTAAACCATTTACGAAAAATGGTAATCACATTTTATTATGCCCACCGACTAAAGCTATTTGTAGATTATATAATCTAGGTGATGAACAATCATGGATTGATGATATGGTGTTAGAATTAAAATCACATACTGATAGAGATATTATAATTAGAAAAAAAGATGAAACAAAAACTCTACAAGAACAATTAAAAAATTGTCATGCTATTGTAACTCATCAATCAACAGCAGCCATACAATCAATATTACAAGGTGTACCTAGTTTTTGTGACTTAGTATCACAATCTGTGCCTGTATCTGAGATAGATATTTCAAAAATTGAAACACCATTTTATCCTGATGATGATTTAAGAAAAGAATGGATAGATAGTTTATTAAGTTGTCAATTTAATATGTCAGAGATTAATAGTGGTAAAGCTAGAGAAATTGTAGATAGGTTGCAGTAAGATGATTATTACACATAAAATAGCATGGGACAAATGTTTATCACATCAATTATGGCCAGCAATTGAAAAAGGTTGGAAAGATGAGGGTAAAGATGTACACTTCTTTTGGGGTTTAGCAGGTAAAAATATTCCAGAGATTGCAGAATGTGAAAGAAAAGGTGAAGAGTGGTGGTATGTAGATGTCGGTTATATTACTGAACAGATTACTAGATATCCTGAACCTGTTATACACAATTACGATAAAACTTATTTTAGAATATGTAAAGGTGGTATTCACACTAATAAATTTCATGTTGTTAGTCCTGTTAGGTGGAATGTTTTAATCCAACAAGGTATAGACGCAGAATTTAAAGGCTGGCGTGATAGTGGCGACTATGTGTTATTATGTCCTTCATCACCTACCGTTACATATCATATCAATGGTATCTCACAAGAAGAGTGGATAAAACAAGTTAGTGAAGAAGTAAGAAAACATACAGATAGACCAATTAAAGTTAGAAATAAACCAAGACCTAACAATGAGTTTTGGGGTACAGATATTAAAGACGATATAAAAAATGCGTGGTGCGTTGTGACAAATATGTCATTATCAGCAATTGATGGCATCCTAAATATGACACCAGGTTTTACACATCAAAGAAATGTGGCCTCTCTGGTAACAAGTCGTAAAATTAACTTGATTGAAAAACCTTTTAAACCAGGTAGAAAGACGGTGCAAGAATGGCTAAACATGACAGCAAACCACCAGTTTACAATACAAGAAATAGAAGATGGCTTAGCTTTCGATATTTTAAAGGTACAGTACCAGAGCGCTGGTTAGGTTTTGCCATAGCGATGGCGTCTGTTTTTGTTTTATCGTCTGCTAATATCTCTACACAATGGATAGGGTGGTCTTTAAGTGTTGTCGCTTGTATTATGTGGGTCTATTTTGGTTATAAAGATAGAGATTGGCCTAGAACTTTAATGGAGTTAATGTATATGATTTTAAGTATGAGGGCAGTTTACAATTGGTTGATAGTATGAATTTTGCTTGTATTTGTTATGGTGATAAGTATGCCGTAGAGTATGTTCAAAAACTCTACAATATGGTGAAAAGAAACACCACACTTCCTATAAATTTTGTTGTATTTACTGACCATGTTAAAATGCATAAGATGGTTGAGGGTGATATAGACATTAAAAAGTTTCCAGAAAATGATTTACAAGGGTGGTGGAATAAACTACAATTGTTTCATCCTGATGTAGAACTAAAAGGTGATACTTTGTATATGGATTTAGATGTAGTAATTACAGAGAACATTGATTGTTTCTTTACATATAAACCAGAAGCTGATTTTGTAGGTATGAATGACTTTAATCCTACAACTAAGATTTGGAATTCTAGTATCTTTAGATTTAAGAATGACAAACTACACGGCAGAATATGGCACAAATTTATGAATGATAGACCTAATCTATTAAGACGGTTTCCTGGTGACCAAAACCTCATATCTGAGTTTATTAAGAACAGTCCTGGATGTGAGTCATATCCTGATTCGTGGACACAATCTTATAAGTGGTATGACCGAAGTGGTACCAGATACTCCAGACAAGACATGACATACGAACATAATGGCGAATCGTTGGTAACCGTGTTTCACGGACAGCCAAATCCACATGAATCCGAGCAGGAATGGGTAAAAAACGCATGGAAATAGGGCTGTGCATTTTGACGCACCTCTAAAATCGTTACCAGGCTTCAAAAAAAAATCAAAAAAAGTTAAAAAAGTGCTTGCTTTACGCATGGGACTATGGTATATTATGTGTATATGATAAAGAAAAAAACACTAAAAGAAAAAATTGACGAAGCTAAGAAAAGAAATTACTTGACTCTGCTTCAGATTTTTGATATAATAATTAATAACAAAGGAGAAAAACACTATGAGTAAAGTTAAAAATTGGGCATGGGACATGGCCGAACAAGCAGTTGATAAGATTATTGTTGAACTTAAAAACAATGCAATCACTAAAGAAGCTGCTAAAGTAAAGATATTGAATGTACAATGTCTTGACCTTGTTGGAATTGATGAACAGAATGTTGATGAAGTAATTGACATGGAGTTGGAGAACGCCTAATGACACTACTAGAACACATTAAAAATATTAACGCTAAGTCTAAAAAGTGGATGGCAGAAAATCCAGGTTCATGGGCTGGTATGGTACCAGAAGATATTAAATTCTGGAACGACCAAGGTATTTTTACTGTTGAAGACTATGAGAGAGATAGTCTTATTACTAGTGTGTATGAAATGCACAAAGACGCTTATGGTGTAAAAGGTAGACATTATAACTTTAAAGAAATGTCTAATGAAGATTTACAAAAAGAATTAGACCACCTTTGTGAAGTTGCAAAGCGTGAGAGAGAAATAGAAGAAAGATATGAAGAAGCTGCTTATCAAACTTTCTTAAAAACAGTTGCTAACACTATTAAAAATGGTGCAAAAGATAAAGAAGAAGCAATAAGATGGATTTTACAAGCTGAAGAATTAATGAATGAAGAACCAGATTATATTTGTTATAAACTTGGTCTTTCATATGATAAAGAATACTTATTTAAAACTAAACACTAGGAGACACTATGATAATTAATACAGGCGATTATGTTTATACAAAAGACGGTAGAGAAGGAACTATTGTTAATATTGGTATTGCTACAGAAAAGAATGATAAAGCTGCTGAGAATGATACTAGTCTAAATGCAAAAACTTATGATACAGATTTGAACTATATTGGTGCTATCACATATTCAGGTGATAAAGGTACATATTGGTGTTACTTTGACCAAATTGATAGAGTTGAGGGTAGTGCTGTAAACGATTTGGAATGGATGCATGGATAATAAACCTAATGTATGGGAACAAAGCGTGATAGATAACGCAGTAGAATATTCTATTGTAGAGTGGAGGTCACTTGATAGAAGTACCAAAACCATAGTTAAGACTTATGAAGAAGCTAAGAATTTATTTGCAGAAACAATTAAAGAACACACTTCCACATTGGCATATGCAATAGATAACAACGGTAGATATGCAAATCTAAATCATTTACCAGAATTTAAAAGTAGGAGTAAACATGTCAAATCAAAGACCAGGTAAAATTCAAAGTAGACCAGATGTAGGTGGTCAAGACATGAATATGTTAAAGTTTTTTAAAGCTGCTCAAAAAGTTTTAGAAAAAGAAAATAAACCAGACGAAGCATTTAACTTTGAACAAATGGTAGATTGGATCCAATCAGGAAAAAGGTTGCCATTGACAGAGGAAGATGTTATAAAAGCACTAGGAATATAATATGAAATATAATGAAGATAAAATACTAGAAGAAGTTTTAAATTACATCAAAGGTACTTATGGTCAACACTATGCTCAAGTATCTGATGGTGTACAAGTACAAGATTTGTTAAGGTCTTGTGGTATAGATAAAGATTTTTGCCAAGCAAATGCAATTAAATATCTTGCAAGATTTGGTAAGAAAGATGGTCGTAATAGAAAAGACCTGTTAAAAGCTGTACATTACATTGTACTATTGATGAATTCAGAGGACCAAAAAGGAGAAAAGTGATGATTGATGTTCTGAATCATATTGATGACCTAAAGAAAATTCGTGGTTTGATTAAAGGTGGTGACATTAAAACCGCCGTCAAACAATGTGAAGAGTGTATTGCCTACCATCAAAAAGAAGTAGAGGCTTTTGATAAATGGGCTGAGGCTGAAAGTCAAAAAGACTTTCCAGAGGGGGTATCATAGTACACAGACGCTTCGATTCGTCTATCCTGGCGCATCCTGGCAGCTTTTCTGGCGAGAAAAGTCAACAAAAACACGCTTTTTTTAATGCTTGCCATTTCCAGACGGTTGTGGTAGGATAAGTGAATAACAATTGAGAAAGGTTTATATTATGTTTTATTCAAAAGAAACTCTTTTCGCAGAGTTTGATGTTGCGAAATCTAAAGACACGAAAGGTAAGAAAGAGATATACGACAATCGTATTCAATTCTTTAAAGACCATATAGAGTTAAGAAAAAACCATCCAGAGTATTATGATGGTGTTGATGTTAACTTTACAAATCTATTAGAGGCCTATTCAGCGCCAAATCCAAAAGACCATTTTTATATGAAAGTCTTTGGTAAAACTTATTCTGAAAAAATGGCAGAATCAGAGTTTGATAAATCACAAAGAGAAAGTGTAAAATAATGGCAATTATCTACACAAACAATTCTAGTGGTGCAATTCGTAGGTTGAAAAAGAAAAAACCTACGAAAAGTTACCTTGAGGCTCTTGCTAAACATATCAAGTACCTTAGGTCTATGGGTTTTGATTGTGATGATAATGGTAGAATTAAATTGACAACAGATGGTAGACACACCATTGACATTGCAGAAAGAACAATGCCATTTGAAAGAGAAAAGACTCTATCAGATGTACCTATGTCAAATAAGATTGGTACAGGTGGTACAAAACCTGACAATAGTTGGAGAATTGAAGCATCTAAAAACTTTACGGTAGCTCCAGCTTACAACAAAGGTCCTTATATGGTTATTGCCAAAGAGGACATTAAAACAGCGGGAAGGAAAGTATGACATTTTTAGAAAAAGTGTTTATGGTATTAGCAATGGCGGCTTTCTTAATGATAACAGGTGTTGCTAAAGCAAATCCAGTTACTAACTGGTTGACAAATGAGAAAAACAAAATTGTTGAGTATCAAAAAGTTAATTGGCAAAAAGGTAAAGAACAAACTGCCAATAATTGGAATACAATTAAATCATTTTTTAATAAGGTAGTAAAAGATGAATCACAAAATTAGTGAATTTTGCGATAAGGTTGATAGCCTAAAAAAGATGGCAGATAATTTAAGGGTCTTGAAATATAAGACCCCTAAATCTGATGAAAGAGATATGAAAGTACAAAACTTAATTGATACCATACAGGCAGATTGTTTACTGTTGGCACATGATAAAGGAGATTATGTTAAAACTGAAACTGGTGAGTATGGTGATTATACTGGTATTGTTCACGACTCAATGTACAACGAAGACAATTAATAATGAAAAAAAGAAATACAATCCAATCTTTAGTATTATTAGGACTATCGTTGGTGTTCCTGACCAATTGCAGCTCCGTTAATAGAAGTCATTTAGGTGCAGGTATGGGTGGAACGACAGCGGCTGCTGTTTGTATTGAGAATGGTATATCTGACCCATATGCCGCTGGAGCTTGTGCTGTTGTTGGTGCATTTGCAGGTGCCGAACTAATGTATAATTCAGATTATGATGTACACAATGCTGTATTTGTAGACCACTTAAATACAAGTGGTACAGGTTCTAGTTATACAAATTGGTACAATAAGAAAACAGGAAATTCAGGTATTATTCATGTTACAAAATCACACATGGTAGGACCTTTTAAGTGTAAAGATTATGACGCTACAATAGATATTACAAATAGTTGGCCATTGATAGGTCTTGGTGGTGTCAATAGAGAAGTGGTTTTTGGTACTGCTTGTCAGTTGCCGGATGGGAGATGGATAGAAAAAAGATGAATAGATATAATGAAAGAATAGAACAATTAGAGAACGAAATAAAAGAAAAGCAAGAAGAAATTGGTTTAACTAATAATCAAACCACCATTGACAAATTAGAAGAAGACATTTATAATACAAAACAATCAATAGAAGAATTGAAGAAATATGTTTGACCCTAGATTTAATATGCGTAGATATTTGACCTGGACTTTTATTCTGATTATATTTTTACTTATATCAGGTATTGCAGTTGCAGGTGAAAAGATTTTAAGGTCTGATATTGTGTCTATTAAACCAGACAAAGTTGACGGACAATATTGTTTTGTTAAAGTTGAGATTGTACAAGAAGATGATACAATCACAAAGAGAGAAATTTTGGAGTGTAGTGATGGTAGGAGAGCTTATGATGGTCCTAGTTATTGGGAACTATTTGCTCAGTTTTATTACAATGATGTGAATACACCCGAATACTGCCGATATTATAGTCGGTCAGGACATGCTTTTAAAACACCAGGAAAAGTGTGTTTAGATACAAATGGTGAATGGGAGGTAAAATGATTAGAAATTTAATCATTGTGGCTCTTGTGTTAATTATATTATATGATGTATCTAGTGAACAGGCGTTAGGTTATGTTCAATCCACGCTTGACTTTTTACAGAATTTAGTGTATGATGTAAGAGAAAGTAATAAATTATGATGAAAAACAAAGTGATGAAACTAGGTGCTCTTGTAGCGATTGTAGGATTAAGTGCCTGCTCTAGTATGAACAGTACCTATAAGATTAAATCAGAAAAAGGTAATGTTGTTGATAAAGTGCCAGCATGGTACATGGCTGATATCAATGAAACAAAAGCTTGTGATTTGAAATTCTTTGATAAGAAAGATAATGATAAGCAATGTATCTATGGTGTTGCGACAGCAGTATCGCCTGATTTACAGTTGTCAATTGAGAAAGCTAAAATGATGGCTAAATCTGAATTGGCAGATATTATCAAGGGTGAAATGAATAAAGAATCAAAACAATTCATTAAAGAACTTGGTAAAACAGAAACTAAAACGGTAGTGACCGAAGTTGAAACAGCAATAGTAAATGTTATCACAGATACACCTGTAAGAGGTTATGAGATATTTGCTCAAGATGTTACACTAACAAAAAATGGTTACTATAGAACTTGGATTGGCATGAGATTGCCTCTAGGTGAGTTTAATAAGATGTATAACTACACTATTGAACAAGCTGTTGACGCATATAACCTAAATGGCGAAAGTCAAAAGGCATGGAACAATCTAAAGAAAGTCGAGAAAGATGACAATAACAGTTTACAGTAAAAACAATTGTGTCTTTTGTACCAAGGCCAAAGCATTATTAAAAAATCTTGGCCTTGAATACGAAGAGAAGTCTTTAGAAAAAGACTTTGATTCTGACCCTACTAAATTAATTGAAGATATTGGTAAAAATGTTAGAACTATGCCTCAAATTAAAATTGATGGTGAACTAGTTGGTGGCTATAATCAATTAGTAGAACACTTTGCCGATAAAGGTAAAGTTAATTTTAAGGGAGAACTAATTAGTGAATGATAATGACAATATTATATTATTTCCATCAGACAGAATTCACAACAAAGAATCTGTTAAACATCCTGTTGATGAAAAAGAACATCAAAAGTTAGTTGAACAACAGACTAAAGAATTTGTCGAGGGTAATGTAGATGATATTGCTTATCAATTATTAGATAAATTTGTTGCTATGGGTATAAGAACTAATCAAATGACATTTACGGCAGACTTGGCACTTGTTATTGATACAATTAGAGGACTGGTTTACCGTGACTTTAATAAACCACACCCAGCACAAAAATTAACAGACAAAATGGTCTCATTAAATACAAGTGGTAAGAACAAATCTGCTAGATTAGATTATTCTAAAGTTTTAGATATAAAACATAAACCACATAAACCATTGTCGCCAGATATAGAGGACGAAGTTAGAGATTTATCAGATATGGCTGATGTACATTTTACACCTGACTTTGAACCAGACAATGACAAATAAGAATTCGCCTGTCAAACTACTAAAGTACGCTTTGCCTGGCAATTGTGGGAGCACATTAAACTCAATAGAAAGGAGTTTAAACAATTATGTTTAAATTTTTATTTAACACTAAAGGAGATGAAGTTATGGCTAAAGCTAAAACATCAAAAACAACAAAGGTAAGAAACCTTTTCGCAACAGGTAAATCTGTTTCTTGGAAAACATTGAGAAACACATTTGACCTTAAATCACCAGCTGCAATGGTTGGTAAACTAAGAAACGAAGGCCTGATGATTTATGAAAATAGAACATCAGCTGGTGTTTCATACAGAGTTGGTACACCATCAAAAGCAATTTTGATTAATGGTATGAACGCTGTATTTGGTAAGCAAGTAGCTTACTCAGCATAATTAACTATTTGGAGAGGGCGGCCTTGTGTCGCCCTTTTCTACTTTTATGTTAGGCTTATTTTTTGTAGGTATAATTACGACAATTGTAATTATGATGATTATATTAAAGGTGATGAGTTATGAGTAAATTTTATAAGATTTCTCCAAAATGGAAAAAATCCATTTATGAATATCAAACATTTAAAGATGATGACAAAGGCGTTTCTTGTGAAACTGAAGAAATGTACCGTTGGGGTCATTGTATCTTAAAAGTTGATAATGATGAAGAATTACAAGATATAATTGGTGATAAAGATGATGACCGAAATGAATTTGAATTTGACCATACAATGGTTGAAGACCAAGAGGTTGATGACCAATGCTCTTTTTACTTTAATGATGTAAAAGGTATGAGTGTTGAAGAGTTAGAAGAAAAATATGATGAAGATGGCCATGATTATTTACTAGATACTTTTGGTGAACCACAAGATTTTTATACTGTCTATCATGGTGAACTTGAAGTAAAAGAAGTTACAGATGAGTACACTAAGTAAACAAGATAGAGTTGTAAGAACTTTGGCTGAGGATGCCAAAGATAAAAAAATGACCAGAAAAGTTGATACCTATGAGTATCAATCATTAGCAGATTGTATAAGAAGTGACCAAGTACCAGCTTCAGAAATCGCAGAAATCTTTACAGATAAGGCGTATTATAAATGGTATAGTGATAAGTATTTCACGGATAAATAATAATACTGAATTGAAGGAGAAATTATGGCAGAGCAACAAAGAAATCCAAATCTAATGAATCCGGCAATGATGAGACAATCACAAAATACAGCAGGTATTAGTGAGAATGTTCAACTTATGTCAGAGATTTTAAAAAAAGTTAACAACGCAAAAGATAAACCTAAAAAGATTGCAGTATTAAGAGAGAACGAATCAGCTCCTCTTAAACAAGTTTTAAAAGGTGCATTTGACCCTAATATTGTTTGGGATTTACCACCAGGTGACCCACCATTTATGGCTAACGAAGCACCGATAGGTACTGAACATGGTCTATTGAGAAATGAGGCAAAGAGACTTTGGCATTTTGTCAAAGGTGCAGACGCAGCTACAACTAAAACTCAAAAAGAAACCATGTTTATACAAATGTTAGAGGGTTTACATCAAGACGAAGCAAAAGTTTTACTTGGTATGAAGAACAAATCTTTAAATAAAATGTATAAAGGTTTGACCGAATCAGTTGTTAGAGAGGCTTTTGGCTGGAATGACAGTTTTGTGAGACCAGAACCAGAACAAAAATAGAACAAAACCACAAAAAAACAAGTAAAATAAAGTAAAAAAAGTGCTTGCCTAACGACTATTTTTAGTGTATATTATACCTATAAATATTGAGAAAGGATATATTATGAAAAAAATATTAGTTTTACTTGCGATTTTGTGGTTTGGTTTAAGTGCCTTTGCAAAATCTGTACAGGCAAACGATTACAATACGGCCGTTTTAGGTCATGTTGTAAAAGAAACTGTTTCTGGAAGTGGTGTTGACACCTCTGTGCTAGAGGCAGAAATGCAAAAGTTGGCATATAACTTTGCTTTACAAATGACAGATGTTTTAGAAAAAAACTTACCTGTTATTTTAGAAAGTTTAGCCGCTGAATTAAGAATGAACGCTGATAGTAAATATAAGTGTGCATTATTAAAAGATACGAAGATTGCTGATAAGGAGTGTTCGTAGGGAGAAGTATGAAATCAAAAAAATTTCAAGAAGGTGTACCTGAAATACCATTTACATATGATTTTTATTTGGTGTATTGGGAGGATATTCAATCTGACGCCGGTTGGAAGTCTATCAAAGAGATAGAAAGAATGAAACCTGCTATTTGTGTATCAACTGGATGGTTGGTAAAAAGAGATAGTAAGGTTCATGTTTTGATGAGTGACTACAATTATGATGATAATAATGAACTTGCAGATGGTGGTAACACAACTGTTATACCAACTAAAAATGTCATTAAAAAATTCAAAATTGCAGATTTATAAAATGAAAAGGAGAATATATTATGTCACAAGTGAGAAAATCAAAAGAGTTAGACCATTACCTCAAATCAGTAATTAGTGGTGTCCCGAAAAAACTAGACCATTTTATCAATAGTAACGAAACTAAAATGA